ACATAATGAAAGAACTCATACTATCCGACAAAGAATTTAGGGAAGTCATATAAACGAGATGAACCTGCTTTCTTTGCAGAAGTCAGGTCCATCAATTGATAAAAATTAAGAAAAAAGTAATGATCTCCTGTAATAGTATATCCATTAACAGTCATCCCATTTTGACATCTTCTATACTATTCATCCCAGAAATCATTATATGCTTTTGTATTTCTTGGATATTGACAATAATGACCTGTTCTTAAGAACACCTCTCTTGTTTCTGTAAACCATTCTGGTTTAAAATCTAAACCCATTGTCTTATTAATTGGTTTATATCCTGTTATTTCATAAGACTTTGTGGCATCAAAATAAGTAACAGTATCATCAATAACAAAATCCCATCCACCATTACGTTCTTTTATAACTTCCTATTTTATTTGAGCAATTTCTTCTTGTTGTAGCTTTTCTTCCTTTTGTTTAACTTCCTAAACAATTGTTTGTATTTCATCAGGAAGTTGAACAAGAGGAGTCTTTCTAGGACGTCCTCTCTTTCTTTTTACAACTTCTGCCATATCAATTAAAAGTTAGGAGTGTAACCATCTTCATAACCACCTCGTAAAGTAGAAGATTCAGCTACTTCTTTCTTAACCATAGATTCAAGAGTAGTTAATTCATCTTGAACTTTAGATAATGAAGAAATTTCAGCCATAATATCTTTTACTTTAAATATTGGCTTTCCAGTTTGTAAATCTCTTTCTTCTGGATCAATATTATGGAAATAGTCAATAAACTTATCAACTGTATCCTATGCAGCATGTAATAAGCGAATAGATCTAGTTGATTCCTGAATAGATTTAAATTTTCGACAAGCAGCTCTAAATTCAGGATTATTAAATTCCTCATCTGTTAAATGAGCATCTTGTAACGACATTGCGTGTCTTTCCTATTCACTAAAATCTGCATAAGGACTTTGCCAATCTAAAGCAAGATAAATATATGTAAATTCCCTAAAAGCTCTTAGTTTATATTTTCCTTCTTTATCTTCTTTACAAATATTTCTTTCCTTATTCATTAATTCACTGAACTCTTTCACCAAAAGAATCTCATGGTGATTAAGTTCCACTGTACCATTAGCATTATTATATTGAAATATTTTTATCATAATGTTTATTTTTGTTTCGGAATAAGTTTCATTCCTTTTTTAACCTGTGGTATTTCATTAGAATTTAAAAACTTTTTTCCAAATAATTTCATTAATTCTGGATCCATTCCAGCAATGTAAGAAGTCTATGAAGTTTTACCGACTGGACTTGATGTAGGATACATTCCTAATGCTTGAAACCATCCTTGATTATCAGCAACAACTTCTACTTCTGGCGTATCGGCAATTGTCTATCCTAAATCTTCAGGTTTAGCATCTCCAGTTGGAACTGGTGGTTTAATTTTATCTTCTTCGCGGACAGGTTGTCTATTTTTTAAATAATTTTCATAAGCTTTATTACCAACATGATTAGCTAATTGATAGTAACCAGTTGTTGCAGCAGACTATAATGCAGGAATAAAGTAATTTAAATAATCAACTTCTCCTAAATGTCCCGCTGCGGTTCCACCACCAGAACCTGGACCATTTATTCTTTCAGCATAGGCTTCTCTGAGATCATTTATTTCTTTTAGTTTTTCTGCTTTTTCTTTTCTATTGATCTTGTCAGCCCACATGTTGCCTAATCCATCAATGGTCTTTAAGCCTATGTCCATTAACTACATTCCTAATTCTGGTGACATGATTATTACTTTTTACATTTTCTGCCGTTCTTGAATTTAGTTACTATTGGAGATTCTCCACCATCTTCTAGTTTCTTACCTCCACAAGCTTCTTCAATCTTTTGGCATTTTTTACACATTTTGCCACCAACTTTAAACATCTTCATTTCATACCCTTCTGGACATTTACCGTTAAGTCTCTAGAAGTATTGAAGTTTTGCACCCTTTTCTGCTTTTACAGACAATGCCTATTGTAAACCATTTAAAGCCTATCCAGCTAATTCTGCCATTTCTGGATCTGCATCTTTTTGTTTACTAATTTTAGTTGCAATCTAAATAAACTAATTTAACTGTTGCTGGTTTTGAATTCCAAACATTTTAGCTAAACCTTCAATATCTCCTTTAGCTGCAGCAGTAAATGCACTCTTTAAAAATTCTCTCTATTGAGCTGTTTGTTCTTGAGCAACCTATTGTTTATTAACAGCTCCTCCTGATTGAAAATATTTCATGATTTTATAAGTTCTAAGTCTTTAGTGTTAAATACATCTTCTTGGATATACCCATCCTTTGTAAACCATCTGCAACGTATTCCTCGTAATATTCCTTCCCTATCTTCATCATGCTTAATCATACTATTAACTTTTTTAACAACAAGCATGATTGGTTTATTAGGAATATTCTATCGAATAGTTACTAAATCACCTGGTGAAAAGAAAACTTTTTCTTCCATAATCATTTTTTATTAAATCTTTCATTTAAATCATCATTAATTACACAAATAGCTCTAGTTTCATTAACTAACCTGAATCCAAAGTTATAGAAAGGAATTACTACTTCTGACATTACAGTCCACATAATAGTGTCTCCACTCTTTAACCATTTACATTCAGGACCAGCTTCGATAACTACACCTACTTTAATTACCTGTTCTGCTTCTTCATATTCTCCTGAATCACTATTTTTATATTCTGGAATCATTCCACCAAGATCTGTAATAAGGCCAGAACTAGAAACTGTTACTTTTTGGAATGGATTCTCAGTAAATGGACGTACAATAACATAATTACCGATAGGCATTATCTGTACTTCATTTAAATTTTTAGCATATTCATCAGCAGCTTCTTGTAATTTTTTCTCATGGTTAGCAAATTTGTCTTCTATTTTTTGTACACTATCATTCCATTTTTCTCTTTTATGAGCATCAATTTTCTCATCTAAAGATTTATCATTCATGTTAACAAAAATAGCGTTAGAATCAACTTTACTAACTTCTCTTGCAATTTTTTCTTGCATACTTAATTCATTTCTCATAGTTCATTAATTTTTAAAATTCATTACCATTTCCCAGCTATACATTTTGCATTAGGTAATGTAGTTTTAGCTAGGAGTCGACAACCACATCCCTATACATATCCATCTAATGGTTTCAAAGATACCTAATCAGTATCTGGATCTATCCAAAGTTTTCTATTGCAAACTCCTCCCCATTCTAATGAATAGATAGGACACTTTTTGCATATCTTCATTCTATATTCAGAAATGTCTTCATTTAATCCAACTAATTCGTTGAGATGCCCTTTAACGATTTGACCAACTGGAAGTTTCATAGTATTAAGTTTTAGTAACCCTTTTATTAAAGAGTGAATACCTTTTGTCTTACTAGACCAAGTATCTTTATATACGATTAAGGGTTAATATTCTATTGGTTGTCTTTTAGCACGTTGAGCTTCTTTAATAAGTTCTTTCTTATAAAAAGCTAACATTCTCTCAACTTCTGTTTTCAAATAATCACAATGATAAAGAGTATTATTACCATCATGGTCATAGTGATTCAAAATTAAATCCTTAATAATAAAATCAGGATTAATTTTTTGTAGCATCCAAGCATAAGTAGAAAGTTGAAGTTGATAATGATTATAGTTACAATCATCTAAATTATTTAATGGATACAACATCTTAACTGTAGATTTTGTATTCGTATTAAAACCACCTTTTAAATCTAATTTTTTATTTGTTTTGTGGTCAATAATAACTATTTCATTACCATTTTTAACCAGACAGTCAATTTGTCCAGCTATATTAAGGATTCCATCAGGAGATGTTCTAGAAATTAAATATTCTGGATATACTCCATATGGTAAGTCAAGTTCTGTGTAATTTCTTCTACATTCAAACTTTCCTCCTAATCCAAACTTTTTCAACTCTACATTCTTCCCTCCTTTATAAAACTCGTTTTCTAGAGCAGCATGAATCTTCGTTCCTCTTTCACAAGATTTACGATTTTCTTCATCCCAAGCATCTAAAATGTCTTGCTGAGTTTTATTGAAAACATTTTCAGGTATATCATATACATCTAAGATAGATTTATTAAACCTTTTAGTATTTAATAAAGATTTCTTTTCAACTTTCCATGCATCTGCTGGAATAAGTTTTTCTAATGCTTTATAAGCACTCCAAAAATCTCGATCAAAAGGCTGTCCAAACTTTTCAATTAAAGTTGTTACAGAAATAAACTTCTTAGATTCATCATTTACGTTCCAGTATTTGTGTTTCTCTTCATTAAACGCAATACTTCCATTTTGTTTATCAATTTGCATATTCATATATCATTGTGTTATTTACTATTGTCTTTAGTCTTCTTTATCTTTTCCTATTTTATACTTGTAGGAATAATCTACACCTATTAAAGCTCCTACAAATGTAAGTGTTTCGCCATATGCGACTAACACTGATGAATCTATTACACCTGTTGGAGGAACAATAAACGAAGCTATTAATAATCCTATGCCGAAAAACACTAAGACTATTGATAAGCCTAATTGTATTGATAATTTATTGAACCTTTTCACTTCTTAATGTTGTTAATTGTTTCTAATTAAACAAATAAATACAATTCGCAGTAAGTCGAATCTAATAAACTTGTTCTAACCTTT